GATTTGACTGGGCCGGAGAAGGTAGTGCGTGCCATTGAAGGCTCCTCAATTGCGCTTGCTGTCTGTGAGGTCAGTCCGCCAAGCCGGTCAGCAAGCAGTGGGAAATCTTGGACTGGTGTGTTTATACCCTCACTTCTTGGGAAACGCAAGAAGTTTGTCCGTGAGCGTGAACTGAGGATTTACCCCGCCGTACTTGAACGAGTATCCGGCCAACTTTCCCTTGGTAATGGGTTTGCCGGAGGCCAATGCACGGCGCAACGTCGGCATCTTGATCTGGTACCGCTCAAGCACAGCGGTCAGGCTTGGGAACATCAGCCCGTCAGGCATGACGAACACCGCCTTGGACATCTTCGCCCTGGCTTCTTCCGTGTGCTTACGCCCCGTCCAGTGCTTGTGGCTACGCCCGGCTTCGATGTTGGCCTGGATCTTGGCCCGCCCCTCCTCGGATACCTTGCGCCCCGGAGTCTTGAATTTGCCGCGCTGCGCCGCGCCAATCTTCTCCCGCACCTCTAGCGAAAGCGTCTGGCCATAGCGGTAGTGGTCTGCTCCTGCGGCCTTGCCTTTACGGTTTCGACTGGTTTGTGCCTTTGATGCTTCCGTATGTGGTATCCCCAGACGCGGCACATAGGCATCCGTATTGATGTTGTAGCAGTCTGGCTGCCCTACACACCGTATCAAATACGTGTTCTCGATGTCGAAGGCTGTGCGGTCGGCGGCCACTTCCTCGATGATCTCAAACACAAACATGTCCGCACCATGCTTGTTCCATGCGGCCTGAAGGCGCGGGTTCTTGTGCGCCCCACGCTTGAGGTCATAGGCATGCTGCCACTTGCGGCGCTCAAAAGACTCGGCACTGCCAATGTAGTAGTGTCCGTTCGCCATGTTGGTGATTCGATAGATGACCGCCATGTTACAAACCTCGGGAGAGTTATCGACGAGGGGAGTCTAACACTCCTTGGCTTTGTAGCGCAATAGGCTACAAAAAACGGCCCCGAAGGGCCGTTTTCTGAGGGTTTCCCCTTAAGCGCCGGGGCTTCCGAAGATGCCAAGCGGGTCGCTGACGCCGAAGCTGTAACGCTCGCGGGCCTTATAGCGAGCATTTCCGGTGTCGAAGTCTCCGTCCATTGACGTACTCATGGGAGTACGGATGAAGTGCTTCAGACCGTTGGGCACGTCCGTGGTCAGGAACCAAGCGTTCGTGTCGGTCAACCAGTGGTTGATCGTGTAACCCTCGGGGATCGAGCCGTTGTTCTTCAACGCGTTGATGTCGTTGTCGGCGGTCGCCACGCGGAGTTCGGTCTCCAGCAGACGGGTCGCAACGAATTGCAGTGAAGGCGGAACGATCAGTTTCCGGGGCTTGGCAGCGATCAGCAGACCACGTTCGTCCGTCCATGCTGCGATCTGGATCACGGCGTTTTCAAGGGACGTTTCGTTGAGGTCAGCACCCACGGTCGGGCGGTTGCTGTTGGTGCCACCAGAGATCAGCGGATGCGCCGTCGAGAACAGGCTCACGCCGTCGCCATAGGTGACGCCGGAGTTGAAGCCTTGGTTCAGGATGGCCGCAGCCTTGACCTGCTTGGTGTAAGCCATAGCACGGGCCAGAGCCTTGGTGTAACGGGCCGACAGAGAGTCGTACAGGTTGTCTTCCATCGCCTCTTCGGTGATGGAGAAACCCATAGCGATGGTCTCGTGGTTGTACCGTGCAGTCCAGGCTTCTTGCGCGTTGTCATACGCAATGGCTTGGCCTTCAGGCTTAACCGGGGCGGCAGAGAAACCAGCCAGTTTGGTTTCTTCTTCGAACGAACGCTCGGAAGTCTCGGTCTCGTAGATTTCCTTGTGTTCTTCGCCGTAACGCTTGTACTCCATGCCAAACAGGGCGTTCAGACCCGGCAGGAGTTCCTTCAGTAGTTGGGCACGAGAAATTGCCATGGTGAATTACTCCTTAAGCAAGCGCCGTAGCGAATTGATACGAGTGCCAGCCCTGGTTCCACTTCACCAGAACTTCGGGGAAGCCCACGAAGGTGAAGTTACTACCGGCGGTAGCAGCGGTCAGCGTCTTCGCCACAGTGATGGTCGTGCCGTTCACGTTGGTCACATAGTTGAAGTCGCCAGGGTTTCCGCCTGCACTTGCCTCGGGGCAGGTCACTGCCATACCGGCTTGAAGGCCAGTAACCGCAGCATCCAGCGTGATGGTCGTAGTAGCGGCGGTACCCGTGCCAGACACGGAGTAAGCCGTTTCAGGAACCACAGCAACGACGCGGAACGGCAGCGAGGTAGACGCCACGCGGACGTTACCGGTGCCGTTGGTCGGGCCGTCGCCAGACACAGCCATCTTGGAATTGCCCGTGGTGGTGCTACCAGCAACGCCGGTAATCGCGTACACGTTGGTTCCAATGAACGACTGATTGGCGTAGCCAATGGCCGAAGCGGTGTTGCTCTCGGTGGACGTTTGACCAACCATCGCCACCTTGAACAGTGCCGAAGGATCATCCACAACGAAGGCCACGATGTCGTTAGCCAGAACACTACCGGGGTAGTACTGGGCAAACAACTTCTGACCCGTGGAGGGGTTGGTGTAAGAACAACCAACGAACACTCCGATAGCCCCGGCAATAACCGTGCTCGGGCTGGATGCGGCGGAATAGCCGGTCTTGATGATGGTTCCGTCTGTCGTCAACTGCAACAGGTCGCCATTGAAAAGGGCGGTGCCGTAGTTTCGGGCAATAGGAATTTGTCGGATTGCTCCAGCGTACGGTAGGCCATTCAACTCGTTGATGGCTTTGAAACCGTAGGGAGCGTCAACAACAGGGTATGCCATTTGTGACTCCTAACAGGGTTTAACCACGTCCGAACTTCACCTCAGAACGACGCTCATTGAAGAGCGGCATCTTCGGGTTGCTCTCGCGCATGAAGTTGTTGTCAACGGAGTTCATCTGCGCGTCCGCCTGATTTTGGTAATAGGCGTTGCGCTGTTCCGTCAACTCAACCGGGGTCTTGCACAGGAGCAGGCCACCAATTTCGACCCCATCAGGGAATCGACTCTGGGGATTAGACATAGCAAACAGTTTGGGCTGCGTGCTTGCCTTTACCGGCTCCCAGCCTTCGCGGAGTTTCGAGGAGATATTCGTGGGGTCGGGATTGTTGAGCGTGCTCAGGCGAATCCAACGGAAAGCGTAACCCGGCTCAGGCTCAGGGTCAGGTAGCAGTTGGGGCGGCGCCCATTGAAGTTTGGGACGCGACACCTGTTCACGGGATTCCAGATCTCGACTCTTGCGTTCTTGCTCGGCCATGATTATTTCCTCATCTCTTCCGCAACCTTACGAGCATAGAGATCCAGGGGAACTCCAAGCCGCTTGGCGATTTCGACCTGTGACTTCGTGAGCACGATTTTCTTGGGCGCTGTGCTACGAGTCGCCGGGGCGACAACGTTGGTCTTCACACGCTGAGTTTTGGGCGCATCAGCGGGCTCCTCAGATCCAAACTGCTCTGGGAACCTTGTCCGCACGTCAGTGTTGATCCGTCTCCAGTATTCATCACTGCCGGGCGGTATTCCTTCTGCTACCAGATCGTCGTGCAGTCCCAGGGCGTATGCGGTCATGCGCTTATTGGGCCCAAACCACTGATTCTTTTCCCGCCATGCAAGTAGTTTGGGATCTGCCGCCGGTTCTGGTTCAGCCGGTTGAGGGATTTGTACCCCAAAATCATTTTCCTGTAAAGGTTCGATTTGCAAATTCTGCAAACGGTCCTGTTTGATCTTGGCGCTGGTCAACTGATCTTGCCAGTACGCCATATCGTTGGCATTGCCTGCCTCCAGGGCGTCGCGCAGTCGAGCCTTAAAGGTCTCGACTTCTCCTTCCACCTGTTTGAGCGCCTGCTCATGCAGTGCCTTCTTACCCTCAGACAGCGAACCCTTGAGTTTCTTGTTCTCGTCGGCTACGGCCTTGGCGATTCGAATGGCCTCTTCGCGCTCGCGCAGGGCGGCTTCTTTAGCCCGGCGCTCTTCGTGGTAGCCCTTGGTGAAATGCTGGATGCGCTTGCGCACACCTTCGTCGTACTTGTTTAGTTCGTCGTCAGTGAGTTCCTTGGGCGGCTCCTTCATGGGAGCGCGGCCACGGTCTTCCTCGGGGGTGTCATCCACCACCTCGATTTCGGGTTTACCCTCACCCTCGACTTCGAACTCCACGTCGTCTTTCTTGTCCTCGACCTTCTCGTCGGGGAACTTGAACTCTTCTTTATCAAGTGGCATGGTCTACTCCTTACGCACGGGAAATACCCCGGGGGTCTTGGACCACGGCTTCCACGGAGTCATCGTTGATGATCCGAAACTCCTTGCCGTGGATCTTGATGCGCGTACCCGTATTGGGCCGCACCAGAACGAAATCTCCGACCTTGCACGAAGGGCCAGAAGGGAATCGTTTCTCGTCCTTGTAAGCGTCCGGCCCCATCTTGACGACGAACAGGACAGGTGAGAGCACTTCTTCAAAGTGCATCGTTTGACTGGCCTTGACCAGTCCGCTGTCGTACTGTTCATCAATCTCTGGGAGAACGCACAGGAGATGAAAGGTTGAGGGATCCGGGATCTGGCGAGCCTTCTCCTCCGCTGTTTGGGGCAGCGTGGTTGCGGTCTCACCGTCCTGGCTTACAAGTAGTTCACTCATCGTCGTCTTGCTCCATTCGTCGCACGAGGTCATTGATATAGGCATGTGCAACCGAGAGACCCCGGATCTCGCCACACATGGATTTGTATTCCGCGTAGTCCCGCGCAGCGCCGTCTACGAGAGCACGGGCGATCGTTTCCCGCTTCTCTTCGATGTCCCGAGTAAGTACATCAAACACTGTCGTTGCCATCAGGAATCCTTCTTCAGCGGAGTAAAGGTTACGGGGTCGTACCCAGCGTGCTTGGACCAGATCCGCACGTAGTTACACACCGGTCGGTCGGGGCAAGACTCACACTTGTGGTTCTTGGTGCTGTTGTTGTCCCCATGAGATCTGTAGGCGTAGAGCACTTCAGGGATACGCACAAACTTGTGATGCTCTGCGATTTGAAGAAACAAGTCTCCGTCTTCGCAGCCCTGGGTCAACTTGTCGTTGTACCCAGCCACCGTTTGATACGCGCTCATGCGGTACATGCCAAAGTGCCGCCATCCGTGGTGCGCTAGATTGGAATCTTCCTCGGGGTGGGCTCGATAGCCCGTCACCTTGCTCTTGGTGTTGATGTCAGACATGTCGGAGTACGCCATGCCTACATCTGGACGGGAGGCGAACAGCCGCAGCATGTGCTCCACCGAGTACGGATAGAGCATGTCGTCCGCGTCGATGTGGCCCACAAACTCCCCGCTCAGGTGCTTCATGGCAGCGGCGCGATTGCCCGGAGTCTTGAGGTTGCGCTCGTTCTGGACGACCTTGATCCGGCTGTCCCGGGCGCCAAGCACTTGAGCCAATTCCCAGGAGCCGTCAGTGGAGCAGTCATCGCTGATGACCATTTCCCAGTTCGTGTGGGTCTGAGCCAACACGCTATCAATCGCGGCCTTGAGGTAGGCCACGTTGTTGTACGAGATCATCATCAGCGAGACTAGCGGTCCACTCACTCAGGCTTCTCCTTCTTGGGTTGGTTGGCCTTGTTCATCGCAGCCGTGGCGGCGTTGAAGGCCCGGATCTTGGCCTGCTGCTCAGCCGTCTGGGCGGCTTGGGCCATCTTTTGCTGATGCGTCTGGGCGCTTTGCTGGAGGTTCTGATTGTGCGACTGCTGCCGCATCTGCATCTCCATTTGCTGCGCCATGGCCTTGAGTTGCGGATCTTCTCCGCTGCGAGCCGCCGCTTCCTGGGCCTTGAGCGCCAGTTCCTGCTGCTTGACCTGCAAGTCGCCCATGACCTTCTGCGCTTTGATCTGGGCTTCTTGGGCCTTGATCTGGAGTTCTTTCTGCTGCATCTGGATCAGCGGATCCTGCTGCATCTCCTGCGCCTGCTGTTGCGAAGCCTGAGCCTTGTCCTTGGCCAACAACTGCTGTGCAGCCTGCGCGATGATGCGCGAGAGGTTGACCTCGACTTCCTCGGGCAACTGCTCGTTGGGCGGGGGCAGCGGCACGCCCAGTTGCTCCTCGACCTTGGCCCGGTAGGCGAAGGACAAGTGCTCCATGATGTGCGCCTGGATGGACGACATCATCTGCTGAGCCATCGGGTTCTGGCCGATCTGCTGCGCCATCAGCGGGTCTTGCATCAGCGCCATGTGGGTGGCGATGTGGGCGTCGTGATCTTGGTAGATAAACGCCTTGACCGGCTTGCCGTTGAGGAACGCCATGTTCTCCGACAGCGGGTCGCGCGGGGTCATGTCGTCTTCGATTGGCACCAACTTCTCGGCGTTCTTCACGCCCAGGACCTCGATCATCTGCCGATGCAACTGGGGCAGGTCGTAGATCTGCGGAGCCTGCGCAGCCAACTGAATGACCGCTTGGTACTGCATGATCCGCTGCGCCATCGTGCTGCTGTTGGGGTCCGACACGGGGATAACCTCCACCATGTCGTAGTCCTCTTGCTTGGCGCGGCGGCTGCCCTTCTCCGGGTCGTAGGAATACGCCGACGGGGTGTAGTCGCGGATGATGGCCTTGAGGAGTTTGAACTCCTGCTTCATGGCGAAGTGCACACGTGCCTGCACCGCGCTCATGGTCTTGAGTTGCCGCTCCAACAGGGCCAGCGTCGTGCCCACCGGGGCTTGGGCCGACATGTCGCTGACCTTCATGTCCGCGATGGAGCCCAGACGGCGGCCTTCTTCGGTGATCCGCTCAAGCAGTGCTGCCAGGACCTGTGACGGCTCCTTGTACGGCAGCGGCATGATGTTGTCGCGCAGCGCACCAGACGGGATGTCCACGTCGCGGAACTCACCCGGGGCGATGGGCGTGTCGTCGCCCTTGACGCGCAAGCCGCGCGATTTCAGACCGCCCGGAAGATTGCTGAGAGTACCGGCATCAACCAACTGCCGGATGAGAGAAGTACCAGCACGAGCGTATCCACCAATGAGGTGTATGAAGCCGAAGCCATAAGCGCCAAACCCTGGGATGTAGGTGTACTGTACGAAGTGCTGACGCTTGAGTCTCTTCTCGTCGTCAGGCTGCCAGTTGCGACGGATGGCCAGGACCTTGGAAGTGCCCCGGTCGATGGTGATGATGTAGGGCAGCGCGATACCGTCCTTGTCCTCGTATCCCGGCAGGTCGTAATCGACCTGAATCTCTGCGATCTGGTACCGGTCGTCATCCGTCAGGCTGTAGCCCTGATCCTCGGCTTTCTTTTTCTCCACGTCCGTGTGGATCTGAACCGGGTCGCCCAGGTCAACGTCGCGGTAGAACCCCTCGACTTGGAGTTTCCTGATGTCGTTCTTGGTCTTGCGCATGAGGTGCGTGACCCGCTGCGCTTCCATGGCGCTGGTAGCACCGTAGGGAATGATGACGTCTTCTGCCGGGACGAAGATCGAGACCTGCCGACCCAGGCTGGGGTCGAAGTACACCTTCTTGAACGCCGAACCTGCCAAGCCCAGGTTGAACAGCATGCGTTCATGCTCGGGGCGGTATTCGGACATGACCTCCGTCAACTGGTAGTTCATGTCGTCGCGCACGCGCTCGGCTGCTTCTTCCTTGAGTTTGTCGATTGCACCGACGATTTCGGTCTTGACGGGCCCGACGGAGGGGAAAGTCTCGATGATCGTCTCGGACTGAAAGCGCACTGCGGCTTCGGTCAGGATCGTGGAGTACACGCCACATGCGCCGTTCCACGGCTCGGTGCGCTCTTCGTACTTCATGCCCAGGACTTCGAGGCCCTTGACGAACATCTCCACCCAGTCTTTGCGGGAGTTGATGTCGCCGTCCACCTCGCCCATCAAGTCAGATGCGACCTTCTGGAGTTCGTTCTCGTCCATGTACTCGGCAAGGTTGGCGTCAAACGCCTCGTCGCCGGTTTCGCTCTCGGGCTCCAGTTCGATCTCGACGCCTCCCATGGCGATCTTCAAAGATTCCGGGTCTTCAACCTCGATTTCGATTACAGGTAGATCTTCGGCCAGCGTTTCCAAACCCTGTGGGGCGGAATAAACCGAAGGCATCATGGAATTGGTTGCCATCTCAAATCCTCATCAGTAATACGCCGAACGGCGCGACCGGTACAAAGGCTCGTTGTCGGCCTGATCCGTAACCAGTCGCATCATCCCACCTTTGCGGACCCGCATCAATGCGAGCGTGCACGCGTCTACCGTGTCGTCGTGCTCTCCGGCAGGGAAAGCCAGTATCTCTTCAACTACCGTGGATGCCCATGACGTTTCGGGGAACCAAACCTGCCCGGAAGCGAACATATCGGCCACGGCGTTCAGGCGCGCAATCTTGTCTTGCCCTTTCCCGGGGCTGAAGTCCTGCACAAATATCCCAGAT